AAATACAATAACTATACGAAACAATATTATGTCGAGAACGATAACTTTTGGGAGTCTCACATTTGAGTACTCTAGGTCTTTACCATTAGTTGGCGGAGTGGTTGAAAACCGCCCCGCTGATTATAGCACGGAGGTACGGTACGACCATGTGAACCCTCAGGTTAATGTAACTCGCACTACGGACCCCCCTCGCACTTCTGAGCCAATCAAAGGTGCACTTGTTGAAGGAGTCCCGGTTCAGGTGGTGGCGCAGTCTGAAGGCGCTACGCTTCACGCCGTAAAGAAGAGATGTGATTATCGACCAAGCCCCGACGTTGGTGACCTGTTTATCGAAGGTCACCACGAGCTTATGTCAAAGCTTCACGAACGAGATGAAATCAAGCTTGACCGGGGAATGATCGAGGCTTATTTGGATGAAATGAGCGGACAAAAGCGGGAGCGATTGTCAGCGTTGTTGGATTCGCAGGATTTCACCCTGCCTGGATATACTGATAAAGTAGTGTTTGCGAAATCTGAGGCTTTACTTAAGCACCCCGGTGCCCAGCCACGCGTCGTCTATCAAGGAGGCGACATGTACAATCTTGTAATGGGCAGCGTCGTGTATCATTTGTCCCGTCGTATTGTTGAAGAGCTTAACCGCAGTAACCCCAAGAACAAAGGGCGTGAAATCATATACTGCGTTGGCTTGACAGCAGACGAGATAGCAGATATAGTGCACCATACCGCCGGTCATGCCCTAGAGAACGATTTCAAGAACAACGACGGAAGTCAGCCAGCCGGTGTTCGTAAATGGGAGTCAATGTTTTATTATAAACTTGGCGCGCCAAGATGGTTTGTACGAGAGTTCGCCGCCAATACTTCGGTACGTATTTTTACCAGGTATGGGGTCAAGGGCAAAGTGAATGGACAACGTTGGTCAGGGGAGGTTACAACCACCACTGGCAATGGTTATGTCAATGCGTGTATTTCACTCGCTGCCTTGCGGAGGGCACAAATCGAACAAGCAACAGTCTTGGTTTACGGGGACGACAATTTAACATACACTATGGATGACCGCACTCGCTTAAGCGAGTGCTTCCATAGTGTGTCCGATAGCGTAGGGATGAAGTCAGAAACTAAGGTCGTGCCGGTTCGCGAGCAGGCTACTTTCTTGAGAAAGCGATTTGTCCCTGGGGCTTTTGGTACATTACCCGTACCCAGTTTTGGTCGTGTGTTGTCAAAACTACCAGTGAGAGCGAACTTTAACGCCTCTGTCACTGATGATGATTATATGGCTGGGAAGCTTCTTAGCGCCGCCTATGAGCATCGACACATTGCCAGTTTACGAACACTCCTATTGGAAACAGCTGAACAGATGTCGTCAAAGCCGCATATGGATATGCGAAATCAGGCTATGGCGTACAAATATACTGCGGAGGAACTTAAAACGATGACAATTGACGCAAAAACAATTGACCCGGTTTATCTGGACTCGTTTCTTTCGAAGGTCTACCAGATCGGAGAGGAACAGTTGGTTGAATGTTATATCTCTGTCTGTGATGGTATCTTAGGATACAAACGCGTGAATCATGGACGGGGAAACCGGACTAAGAATGACCCTACAACGCTTGCACCGAAAATACCAAGAGCGTTGTGGGACACATCATTTGAGTCGTTAGTGTGCATAGATGTCGCTCTGTAGTGTTCTCGAGACGTCCATCAGGTTTGCTGGTTCCTGATGTAAAATAAAAATCTCTCTCCAACAAGTGGA